AATTAAATCACCAAAAGCCATTGCTTCAGCTCTTGAAGCATCTGTACTATTAACTAATCTATTAAATAATTTTTCGCTACTATATTTTAAATTCTCCATTCCCTCTCTAGTAGTACTACTTCCAAAATCTTCAGCAAAATTTTTAAAAAAAGTTGCTCTTTTTAAATTTAATAACTCTAACTGTTCTGCAAATTCTGCAGCTAATTTAGTATCACCTGATTCGATTATTGCTTTACTTATATTTTTATTTATATTTTTACTTAATTGTTTTAAAGCACCTATTGATGTTGCGTTTTCTGTAGTTTCTAATAAAACATTAACTGCATTTTTTAAAGTTACAACATCTTTTAAAGTTAAGTCTTGTTTTTTTTGTAATTGTTTAAAACCCTCTTTAACATCTTTTAGTTTTTTACCAGTACTTTGAAAACCTGCATCATTAAATATAGAGTATAATTTAAATAATTTATTTTCTGCTTTAATTTTTGCAGCATTTTCAGGTGTAGTTCTTTTAGTAATTGTTTTTAATTTTGTAGGAAATAAACCTTTTTTAAATGTAAATTTTTTTAAATCATTTTCTATAATTTTAATAGCATTAGAAACATTGAATTTAATAGGAGTTGTATTTTTCATCACTCCAGTTTCTATATTTTTATTTAAAACTGATATACGAGATTCAAGTGCTTTATAAGTATCATCTAAAGTTACACCAAACTCATCTAAATATCTTGTTGCTGCATCATCTACAAAAGATTTTTCTAATTTAAGTAAGCCTTGAGAATTTTTAATTAAAGCTAACTCTGCTTCTTTTATTCCTACTTCAGCTTGTCCTACTATTTGTTTTTGAATATTTTGAATAATATTATCAGCTTGTTTATTACCAACTTCAGATACATTAGTTGTTTGTTTTATAATTTTTTCTTCAATATCTTTAAATTCAGCTTTATCTTCTAATTTTGTAACTTCATCAGATAATAATGCTTTTTGTGCAGCACTTCCTTTTTTAATTAACTGATCCGAGTTTAAAATTGCTTTACCAACTGATACTGCAAAATAATTATCTACCTCTGCTTGCGTAAAGTTAAATTCTTTTTTCATTTGTTCTTTAACTTTATTTACTTCTTGAAATATGCCCGTATTAGTTTTACCTTGTGTTTCGATAAACTCTTTAATAGTACTTGTACTTAATTGATTTTTTCCTAGTATTGTAGGTAGTATTAGTTTTGAACCAGTTAAAAATACTCCTGTTGCAGCAGCATCAATGGCTGCATATTTAATAGAAGCAGCAATAGCAACTTCATTAAATTTTTCAGCCGTATATAAATCGTTTTGTAAACCTAACTTATGGTAACCGTACATTAATCTTGCGTATTCTGTAAAACCAGCACTTACAGCAGAGCCTGCAACAGTACCTACTGGACCAAGCGCACTTCCAAAAGTACCACCTATAATTGATGCAACGATAGGAGCACTATCAGCTGCAGCATCTCGAAGATCATCCATAGATATTTTAGGAGAATCAACAGCTGAAAACATATTAGTTCCACCTAATTCTTTAGGTATTCTATAAACTAACCCCTCTTTCTTTTTACCGTCATATTCTAATGGAACTGTTTTTACTTCTATTTGATCTAAATATTTAGCTAAAGTTTCTTTGTCATATTTGCCTGATTTAGTAATTCTTTCAACAAGCATATTTTTAATATTATTTTCTTTAAACTGTGCTCCATCTAAACCAAATCCTAAATTAAATCTTATATCGCCTGTTATTTCATTTTCTTTATCAGCATTATATCCATTAAGTTCATATAAAAGTTTAGAAGATATAACTCCACCTTTAGTTTCTATACCAGCACTATCAACAAATATTTCTTCTGATATACTAGCAGCCTCTGGTTTTGATTTTGTAATTAAATCTAAATTTATACCGTTATTAGCTAAAACTTCTTTATCAACTTCGTATTCAGATTTACCTTCGAAATCTATTTTTTTAGTTTCTACTGGTTCACCTAAAATTATTGCTTTAGCATCTTCTGGTTTTTCACCTAATTCTAATAATTTATTAAAATCTTTTTCTTGCTCTGCTGTAAATTTAGTATCAGCAATTTTAATTTCTTCTTTTTCTTCTACTTTAATTTCTTGATTGTTATCTTCTAATTCTATTTTATCTTCTAATTTAACTTCATCATTATTATCTTCTAATTTTATTTCGTCTGTTTCAGATAAGATATCTTTTGGAAGTTCAATATCTTCTTTAATAATTTTTTCGTTTTCCACCATATCATTTTACTTTTGGTATTTTTTCTTAATATTTTCTATTTCGGATTCTTTATTTTTTTGTGCAGTTTTAAAAACTGTAAATGAATCTAATTTGCCATCTGCTTTTTGAGCCTGTAAATTTTGATAATAATAAGCTGTAATGTAACCAGCATCAGTTACATCTTTAGCACTACCAAATAGTTTTTCTAAAGTTGTATCAGTAACTTTATTTTCTTTTTTTAATTTTTCAGCAATCATTTTTTCTGACATTAAAATAGATTTTCTTTCAAATTGTAAATCACCTAATTCAAAATATTTATATGCTATATCTTCACTTTGCATAGCTATATCATTAGTTGCCATTTGTGCTGCGATTAGTCTAATTAAAGCGTCAGGTCTTGTACTTATATCTCCTTTAGTTTTTAATAAAGTATCAATGTCTTTATTAGAAACAGGATAAAGTTTTTTAACATCTTGAACTACTTGTTCAAAAGTTGCGGCTTGAAATAAATCATTAAATATATTTTGATCTTCTAAAGTCATTTGTGTATAATCTTCAGAAGCAAATTTTTTAGCTAAAGCATCATATTTATCTCCTAAACCTAATTCTTGTATAACACCTTTTAAATCTCTAAACGTTGAATTAAGAATTCCTGTAGGTAATTCGCCATCTTTCATAGCTACATTTTTAGCTAAATTATATCTTTCAATAACTGATTTAGTTAAATCTTTTTTATTTTTTAAATCTTCTCTGTAAGTTTTAAAAGTATCAGTAAGTAAATTTTCTGCTGAACTAGGATATCTTCTAGGTTCTTTTTTCTTTGCTTTTAATTTAGCAATTTCTTCTGCAGTGAATCCTTTTTCAGCTTTAAGTAATCCTTCTGCAATAGAACCTAAAGGTGATTTAGCTTGTCCAATAGGTTTTATACCAGAAGAAGCATTTATAATTTCTAATCCTCTTATAAAGTTTTTTCTTTTCTTTGGATCCTCGGCAATCTCATCTATTCTTTTTGGAACTTCTTTAGCTATATTAATGAAAGATTTACCTATACTTTTAGTAAAAGCACTTAAAGAAGAATTATCAATATTTATTAATTTTTCTTTTTCTTTTTCTGGATCAGGTAAATTATTTGTTAATTTAATTTTAAGAGCTTCGTTTTCTTTTTTTAATTCTGGTACTAAATCTGCTAATCTTGCATTTCTATTATCGTCTTGTTCAAAAGTAGTACCAGTCATAACTTCAAAAGCATCACCTAATTCAGGCTCCATACTAAACATTCCTTTACTATCGTCACCGACCATAAATTGTTCTTCTGAAAATTGATCTGTTTCAGGTAACTCTTCTGATGTATCTACAACTTCTTCTTTAACATCTTCTTTTTTAGTTATAGTGCTCATAGCATTTTCAAATTCTTTGAAAGATAAAGCACCTTCTGGTGGAGCATCTTTTTGATATTCTATATATTTTTCTTCAAGAGAAGCCATTATATTTCCTTAAATTCTACGTCCAGTTTATTATAATCTACCATTAAATAACCAAATTCATTTGCAATAGAAGCTTGTGGTACTTGATGAGCCATAACGCCTTGATATGTTTTATTATCATCTTTATATTTAAAGTTATAAATTTTAATTCCTTTAGGAGATTTGCCAACTAATTTAATATCTTTCTTCAATCTAATATCTGACATTTGATATGCCGACATTGCTGCACCTGCTATTTGACCAAAGGCACTTGGTCCAGCAACTGGTGTTGTAGTATAACCAGTTCTTTCTTCTCCGTAACTTCTTATAGGAGCACCTGATAAAGCACCAATCATTTGTTTAACTTGATTACCACCAAATTCTCTTTCTTCTATAAAGTCACGATATCCTTCTGCAAGTCCTGCTTGTTCTATACCACGAGCTTGAGTTCCAAAACCAGCAAGGCCTGCTGATGCTTGTTGCAATGCACCTATTTGATTTTGTGCTGCACCTAATTTAGCACCAAGTCCTGACATTTGTGTTGCTCTATCTTGAGCAAATCTATTAGCACCAGATTCAAAACCAGCTTGTCTTAATCTTGCTGATGTATCTCCTACACTGTCTATATATCTTTCTGCTCCTAAAACATTTTGAATAGCTTGTCTAGATCCACCAAAAGCTCCCGCACCTACTGCTGAAGCATCCATTGATTTTTGAGTTTGACCATAAGCTTCTCCTAAATCTCCTAAAGCTCCCGAAATAACTCTATCCTCATATGGATTAGCATAAGCTTGAGCTGTTGCTGTATCATAAGTTTGAGCACTTGTATTTGCAATTTGTTGACCAATACCTGCAAGTTGGCCTGCTTGAGGTACTATTTGATTTTGATAAATATTACCAGCTTGTATTTCATAAGGATCAAGTTGAGCTACACGTTGACCTTGATAAGATTGATAAGGTTTACTAAATTCTTGTTCACCTCGTCTTAAAGTTCTTTCTTGAATTTCTTTAAAATATTCAGGAATATCATAGCTAGTCTGAGACTGCGATGGTGCCTGAACTGTTGTAACACTTGGTTTGAAAATACTACCCATTGACTATATAAGTTCCTCCGATAACTTTAAATCCTAATTTATTAAAAGCTTTATCTTTTCTTTCAACGTCTTTACCTTGAAAGATTTCGCATATCGCAGTTACTTTATTTGCTAGTGCGTATTCTTTAAAAACTACCATTATAGAACGAAAGATCCTAAAGTTTCTATGTTTAGGATTAACATGTAACCATAAAGTTCTCATGAACTTTTTGTCACTATACCATGTTTCATCAACTGTTGCAGCCAATGTTCCTACAATAATATTTTCATGTTCTACTACTATAACAAAACTATTCTTAATGTAAAATACTATATTTTCAAGAGCTTTAGTATTGTTAGTATTTCCAAAGTTAAATGGAGCCTCTGTAAGCCACGTTTTAAGTAATTCTCTTATTCTAACAGCATCCGATATACGAGCTGGTCTTATTATATATTTATCTTTTTCCATCTTGTTTTATGTTCACTCTTAATGTTCCAAATCTCCAATTATCATCTAGAGCACTATTTTCTATTTTTACATTAGTTTGTCTTCCTCGAATACGAGTATTTAAAAAGCTCGTAGTATTACTTACAGTCAAAGTTTCTCCTACTGTAGCTGTATCATTAGGATAGTCTTTTACTCTTAAAGTAATAGTTGCATTACCAGTTTGATTTTGAAAATCAGGTATTATTTTATTAATAAAACTAAAAGTTTCACCATCAGCAATATCTCCATCACCTGATTGTATATAAGAAGCTAAAGGTTGTCCATCAGCATTTACTCCTGATTCTTGAGCATAAATTATACTTCTTCCTTGAGTTACACCATTTACTGTAGTTATAGAAGTTACATTAGAATTAGGAAAATACTCTGTAGCTAAAGGATTTAATTCAACTCCATTATCTTGATAAGTACTTCTATTCATAGTTCCAAAATACCAAGAGTTTTCTAAATAATTATAAATTGCATATCGATCACATTGATCCGAGGCACTAGAACAATAGTACCATATCACTTCAGAAAAATTAGAATTTTGTCCAGCATAAACTTGTGAGTATTGAGCTTTATTAATATCGTCAAATACATGATTTAATATAGGACAAGGTATTTCTTGAACTGATCCTGCGTATCTAAAAAATTGTCCATCAGACATCCAATAAGCTACATCATCTATTACTATCGCAGAATTAAGACCAACAGCTCCACAGTCGTTACCTAATTGTCTAAAACCAAATATAAAAGGAGGACCAATAAAAGACATAGAATTCATTGTTGTATCTGTCCATACTAGCATAGTACCTTTTGCAGGTCTTGCACAACGTATTTCACTTCCTCCAGCAATTCTTTGTGATCCAGCAGAGTTGACTACATTAGGTGACCATTGATTATAATTTTCTTGATCAGACCATCTTATAAACATTTTATCTTGACTTGCAGTATTTCCAATTTCAGTTTCTGTACCTAAACATACTACATGTCTAGTTTCTGTTGATATCATTGACAGAGTAGAATTAGAAGGAGCATTAGCAACTGCTGTAGCTCTATTATTAGTCATACCACCAGATAAATTCCATTCGTAAGTTGCTCCATCTTTTTGAGTGATAATTAAATCTTCACCCCAATTATTTATCGACCATAGCCGAGCATCAAGAACTACATTAGAAGATGATCTTGGTGTTCCCCATGTTCCAGTGTTCCAAGTACCTGATCCCCAACCAAAACCAAAAGTTTGAATAGAAGGTCCTATACCTATTTGATAAGTTGCAGTACAATTACCAGTAGGAGCAACATTAGCATTTGCTGTAGCACTACTTTGAATAGTATAAGCATCAGTATTTGATATAGTTAATATTTCATATTCTGCATCAAGAGTTGATGCTGGAATTCCACCTACTGTTGTACTAACATTACTTAAAGTTACAAAATCTCCTTGAGAAGCTCCATGACCAGTATCCATAATAGTAATTATATTACTACCATTTGTAGTACTAATGGCATTAGTTAAAGCATCAGTTGATCTTATAGGAGTAATATCTTGACTTGTTCCTGAAGCATAAGCATAAATTTTTCTATCTGTTCCTAGAGCTTCATATCTTCCACCATCTAGACCAAACCATTGTTCTAAAGCTCTTCCAACTCCAATATAATAACCTGTACTAAATTTTGTCCATCCACCTATTTTTTGTGGAAGACCTTTTCTAAATCTTACTTTATCACAATCTATCCATTTACTTTCAGCACCTGTAGGTGTGTTTTCAGTATCTATTCCAGGTTGAAAATTTAATTGAGTTAATGGCATAAATTTATACTATTTTTTTGTTATTATATATTAAATAAAAGAAAGAAGTAAGCCTATTTTATAGCTTTTTCCAAGTATCTGGACTAGGTATATTATGTTCTGATTTAATACCTTTTTTCATAGTAAGTAAAATATCTCCTGAAATTGATATTCTAGGTTTTTCTTTATTATTTTTACCAGTTTCATGAAACATCATAGATGGAAATATAATTATATTACCTGTCTCTGCTGGATACTCTGCTTTACCATAATTATTTTGATTCCATTCTGTAAAATAAGGTTCTCTTTTTGGTATGTTTAATCCTACTTTATGAGCATCATCATCTAATAAAAATAAATTTCCTTGTTCGTGAGCTTGTGGATAATAAACAAAACTAAAATGACTACTC